AACTTAGCTGTACCGCATCTCCTTTTTGTAAAAATGGCAGCGCGGAGGTAAAATAATCATGCCTTTTACCACGTTTTAACAAAACGTAATCTGCTAAAGTGTCTGGCCCATCGTCTACATCGACTGTTACAGAGGCTTGTAGGTTCTGATCTCTAAACCAGTCGTTATAAATGAGGTTGTACGCTCGTCCTGCAAAGTTATTAACAGAATATGCCGCAGCAATTTGTGTAGGCAACCCAAAATAGTCGTATAATGATTCATTTGCTATATTATTTATTGGAACTGTGGGAACGTTATATGCTATTGACGCTCCTGGACTTGCTTGTTCCCCACAGAATTTTTCCCAGTTTTCCCAAAGTAGCCTGTTTGGTACTGCGAAGAAGAAGGTATCCATCTTCATATTGTCCATAAGAGGATATGTTGGGGTTGACATTCGGGCGAATCCGGTGAGATTTACGTTAAATGTATCTCCTGGTAATGCTTCATCTATAAAAATAGGAACTAAGTATCCTGCATCCATTGTAGTTTTTAAACCATGTGACCTTATGAATTTTGATCTAGGAATTTCTACGTTTGGAACTTCTGAAAATCTATGTTGCATGACTGATTTCATTTTTTATTCTCCTTTTTTAATTTCGTTACCGGATAAAATCACTTGGATTTCTACGTGTATGACCTTACCGGTTATTATATTTACGTCTCCAAGTTTATGCAATTCGAATTCGTTTCTCCATTTTGACAATACAGATGGTTCTTCATCTACCATTAGTAGGAACCTTCTTTTTGCGAATATTTCTGATATTGCGAAATATGGAGTATCATATCTTTCCGATTTTATGTCTCTGATTGCATAAATTCCGAGTATTTCCATTAGTGTATTTTCCTTTCGAGAGTTTTTGTTACGTTTTTAGTATGAATTTCTTTCTGGTGGCCTCTTAGGTCTGATTCATATTCACATTTTTCTGATTTTTTTATCCTTTCTTTTTTAATTTTTTCGAATTGTTCTAGCTTTTCTCTTTTATATATTGAATCATAGAATCTTGTAGGACGGCATTTTACGCCTTTTATTGTATGATAATCTTTAGGGTATACATCTGTCATGTATTGTTGTAGCCAGGACGTTCCTATACCTGGACGTCTTAACATTATAGCGAATTCTGGTTCTTTTTGTTTGTAGTGTTCCCTTTGTTTCGATCCGTTAATTTTTTTTGTGCAGTATCTTGCAACGTATCCAGCGGATTCGAATGTGACTTCTCCGACAGTACAGAATCCTTTTTTCCAGATTTCTTTTTCCAGTTGTCTACTAATATACAAATCGTTGTTATTTCCTTTTTTGTATCTGCCGTTATAGTAGGTTCTTGGTGCATGGTGAACGATTTCGAGATCATTGAATTGATGGCCGAACAGACATAAGTGATAATGTGGCCGGCCAAGCTGATCACCATATTCACCGCAACCGAAGTAACGTATTTTTTTAGGCTCAAGTTTTTTCCTTAACCTTTTAATGAATTTTTGTATTTCTGATTTATCTATTGATAAGTCTGGTGGTAGGTTTTCTTTATTATATGTTAATGTTATAAATGTATTTTCTTCATGCATGGCTGCTTCATGGACACATCTTATAGCCCATTGTCTTGAATATTCCAATCGGCAGCCAATACACGTACCGCATGGTCTGTATGCCGGCGTTCCATCTTTTCTGTAAGTTCCTACAGGATAATTACATTGCATTTAGAGTCGATATCCCCCTCTTTTTATGCCTTTGTTATAGCCTTTGTTCATTTTTTTCACAGGTCTGCTAGTTTTCCTGAACAGTCTTTTAGACTTTTTATTGTTCATTTTAGATCGGTGACGCATATTTTTCTCACCTCCTTTTTTTGTTTTCTGACCCCTTTTGGTGTCAGTTAGCACTATTACATCAAGTGGTATACGTGCTACCCACATTCGTGGGTTATTTTGTTACCGGATTTCCGTTTCATCCTCCGGACGAAAATCCTATTCTTCATCCTGAACTTTTTCTACATTATCTCCGATTTCTACGTGTTCTCCTAAACCGTCTGTTTCATCTGTCCAATTTGAATTTATGAGGCCCAATTTTATGGCCTCTTCTCTGTTTTCTTCATGTTCCATGAATTCTAATAGTTTTTCCGGTGTATTGTCAAATCGTTTTCTGATTTCCGGAGGTAATTCATTGAATTGATTTTGAGCATTTATAAGTAAGTCCTAAGCTGTTTTGAAATCTTGTCCGGTCATATCTCCGAAGTTAGCTTCGAATTTTGATACATGATCAATTAGACCGGTTTTATCGTATTTTTGAATTATTAAATTTACGTCGCATTCTTTTTTATGGAATTGTTCTGTGGTGTATTGTATATTTCCTTCTGAGTCGACAAGGCCAGGGCGTTGAGAGTATTTACGCATTTTTTGAGTAGTTTTTGTTTTTTGTTTTGATGGATTTAATTTTGCATAATTGTTTGACATTTTTTTTTCCTTTTTTTTATTTAGTTTATATTTTTAGCGTTTACCTTTTGTCGGTAGTATTACACCCATATTTATTCCTAATGCTCCGCTGGTTGCTTTAAGCCAACCTAAGAATTGACCGTATGCTCCTTTATACCATTGAGATTTTTTCTCTAACATTAGAAAGTTTTGTTGTAAAATCTTTAGATTTTGTTTTACGATTTCTGTTTGTTCTTTTGTGAGGTCTGTTACAGCCCCCAATTTTGTTATTTCATGGAAAATTTTTCCTAATTTACCATAAGTTTCTGATATTTGAGCGATTGCAAGCCTTTCGCTTTCTTCTATTAGTCCTTTTTCTGCTCTTGTTTTTGCAATTTGAGCAGTTTTTAGAGCTATTTCTTTTAGAAGAACCCTTGCTTCCGCAATTGTTTTTACGGCTTTTGCCTGAGTTTCTGCTATTTGTTCTTCTCTATGTTTTCCCTCCTGAATTGAAGCATATGACGAACTTCCTTGAATATTTGTATTATTTGCCTGAAATGCTGAGGCATTAGACATTTGTGGCGAGTTTCCGACATTAAAGCCGCCAGAAGCAGCTAATATCGGATTTAAACCTGCTTTTAACATATCTGTATATGTATCCTGATATCTATTTTGGTACGCTTCCCGTGATTTTTGAAAGGCATATGCTGAATTTTCAAATGCTCTATCTGATGCGACATTTGCTGCAGGTTGTTGAATGTATTTATTTTGGAGCCAGGCTGATCCAAGATCCACCGCGCCTCCTATAAGTTTTCCTGGTATTGATGTTACTCCTTTTAGTAATCCAGAGCCTACCTTTTTGACACCTTTCCATACTTTTGAAAAGAATCCCATTTTATTTATCCTTTATATTCGAATATTTTATCAGCTATTTCTAATAGGGTGTCATCCCATTCTGTTTTTGTATCCATTATAGTTTTTAGAAGTATCTGTCTTACGACCCCTTTGTAAAATAGCTGCATTAATTGATACGTTATTTCTCTGTCTATCATCTTATTTTCTCCTATGCTGTGGTATTCGTTTTATGAGAAGTATCCTTATTTTTGATCTGAGGGGGGATAAATCCCCCCCTTTTTTTAAAAATGATCTATTAAACCTGGAATTGAGTACATCGGCATCGGTCTTGTGCATTCCATGTTTATATATGAATCGTAAATGAAATGAGGTTCTGTAGGCGTTGCTATTACTCTATCCACTGGTGGATTTTCGACAATAAAAGTTGCATCCAGTGTAGGAGTTGATCCAAATTCAATCCCCAGATGCCAAGCATCGAGAGTAGCAGCATCATTACTGCGAAATTTACCCGTAATTTTGGACGGCTTATATCTGTATTCCGCAAATCTTTCCTGGTAGCCGAAGACATCATCTTCCGTACCTGCACCAATAGTAGCAGCATCTATATAAATCTCCTGATTTAATATGGCCTGTTCTCCTAAATGTGCGAGTGTAGGCCAATAGAAGTCATATCTTGTTTGCCTAGACCACATTTTATCAATACCTTCTTGATATGTCAAATCTGCTGTTACGCATGCCAGTCCAATTATGGTGCAATGTTCTGTGAAGGATTTAACAAATCCATGTCTGGTAAATCCAGCAGTACCCATAGCTCCTAAAGTTCCTGGTGTAAGAGCTGTATTTGCTATAGGCGTTATATTAACTGGTGATGTGCCACCACCAAGATATTCCGGTCTTTGTAATCTTGAATCAGGGGACGTTACCCCGAAGTGGCTTTTTACGATTTCAGCATATCTTGTGCCGGCTCGTGCGTCTCTTTCTAAAAGTCTTTGTACTTGTACGGCCTGCCTTAATTCGTTTACTGTTGATGCTGTAGCTGTTGCCAGGTCTACTTCTCCTATTTTTCTTGGAAAAGCTCCTGAATGTACAATATCTACACTTCTCCAGTTTGCCGCTGTTATCGCTGATCCGTCATATAAATCTACTCCAGCTCCTGGTGCTACTGCATCTTTTGCAAGTATTCCCAATGAATGTACGTTTACATCAGCCGTCGATCCTAAACTTAGCTGTACCGCATCTCCTTTTTGTAAAAATGGCAGCGCGGAGGTAAAATAATCATGCCTTTTACCACGTTTTAACAAAACGTAATCTGCTAAAGTGTCTGGCCCATCGTCTACATC